CTTCCGGCTTTTCCAAGAGCGTTACCGTTGGGGAACGAAAGTCCGCGCCGTTTGCATCCGAGCCATCGACCTGGTTCCGAAATCCGAGGTGGAGCAACTGAATATGTTTGTTGATACAGCCCGCCGTGACCGCCGAGAGCGGTTGGAGGATGCAATCGAGTCGCTGCGTGACCGATACGGAAAACGCGCCATCACCTATGCCGCATTGTTGGGCAATCTGAAAATGCCGGATGACGGAAGGCACAGCGTTAAAATGCCCGGACTGATGTATCAATAGTCCAAACCAGTTGTGTCCCAAGGAGGAATCTTGCGTATGATAATCAGACAGCCTATCCGTAACACATCCAGTTCCAGCAAGCCTCGTGTATTCGATGCCATTATCGAGGGCGACGAGGTATACCTGGAGGTCAAGAACGCCAAGCAGAAGGAAATTGTCCGGCTGTGCGACGTCCTTGCCCAAATTGAAAAGGCCAAGCGCCAAGCATCCAAAAGTTAATCCTGTGGGGACATCGCTCCCCACCAACAATTAAACAGCGTTCATCTATCGAGCCCTGGCTCCGTCAGCAATGACGAGTGACCTAACTGCCGAAGTGAAGCAAAGATCAGAAATGATTTGCTTTTCTTTGGCAGTTATTTTTTTGCCCATTTTCTGTTCCTGCTTCGCTTCCACCGTGAAGAAAGGAACAGAAAACATGAAAATCAAGTACGAATTTGCCAATGAGACCGTGGAAATCGATGTGTCCGAAGAGTGGGCATCTATCCTCATCGACCTGGACCGCCAGGAGTATAACAACGACCACAAGGAGACCCGGCGGCATTATTCCCTGGATGCCATTGTCTACGAGGGTACGGAATATGGTGCCCCGGACAGCGGTATTGCGGAATTGCTCCGTGACCCAACCTTGGAGGAAATGCTCCCTGCCGCCATTGCCCAGCTGCAGCCCCAACAGCAGCGGCTGATTCAGAGAATCTTCTACGAGGGTGTCCGCCCCGGTCAGATTGCCGCCGAGGAAGGTGTCAGCAATGCCGCCATTTCCAGGCGCCTCAACAAGATTTATGCCGCCCTTAAAAAATATTTTTCCGCAAGGGGTTAAATTTGGGGTTTCTCGTGGCCTTACTGCGAAGGGCAACACAATACATCCCCCTTCGGAAAGGAAAAACGGATATGAAGCACAATCTGAAAATCAGCGTATCCAAAAAGCCCATGACGGGCGGCGTGGTGGCTTGCCGAAGCATCTCCCTCCGGGACAAGCTGCTGACCTTCCTCTTTGGGCAGAAAAACAAGGTGATGATTCTCGTCCCCGGCGACAGCGTCGAGATGGTTTCCATCACCGAAATTGCGGAAGGAGGCACAACGGTATGAAGCTGTATGAAGTGAATCAGGCGATTGAGGGCATCTTCGAGTTGCTGGTCGATCCGGAAACCGGAGAGTTGCTGCCGGACGAATGCCTCATGGAGCAGCTGTCCGCACTCCAGCTGGAGAAGAGCCGCATCCTTGAGTATCTGGCCAAGTTGGTGCTGAACACCAAGGCCCAGGTCTCTGCCATTAAGGAAGAGGAACAGCGGCTTCGTGACCGCCGCCAGGGCTGCGACCGGAAAATTGAGCGGCTTATGGCAATCCTTGACCGAGAGTGTGCCGGAGAAAAGACCGACTGCGGCGTTGCCACCGTTTGTTACCGCAAGACCACCAAGGTGGAGGTGGCGGATAGCCAGGCGGCATTTGCATGGCTCAGCGAAAACGGTCACAGCAATTGCTACCGCATCCCCGCACCGGAAATCAGCAAGACCGAGGTCAAGCGCCTGCTCTCTGCTGGCACCGATGTCCCCGGTGTCACCCTGACCCAGGATTACTCCTGCAGTCTCAGATAAGGAGGTCCCCATGCTGAAGATTACTGATGGAAAAATCATCCGCCCCCAGAAGGTGGTGCTGTACGGGTCCGAAGGCATCGGCAAAAGCACCCTGGCGGCACAGTTCCCCAATCCGCTGTTCATCGACACCGAGGGCGGCACTTCCCATATGGATGTCCGACGCATCGAAAAGCCTGCCACCTGGGCAGACCTGGTGGCGGTACTGAACGAAGTTGCCGCATCCCCCGGCGTGTGCGGCACATTGGTGATTGACACCGCCGACTGGGCAGAGCAGCTGGCTATTGCCCATGTCTGCAACAAGTACAAGAAATCCGGTCTGGAGGAATTCGGCTACGGCAAGGGTTACACCTACCTGGCAGAGGAGTTCATGGCGTTCTTTGGTGCCCTGGACAAGATCATCGCTGCCGGAATGAATGTGGTGGTTACCGCCCATGCCAAAATGCGGAAATTTGAGCAGCCGGATGAGATGGGAGCCTATGACCGTTGGGAGATGAAACTCTCCAAGCAGGTCGCTCCTCTGTTTAAGGAATGGTGCGATATGCTCCTGTTCCTCAATTACCAGACCTATGTGGTCACCACCGAAAACAAATCCACCAAGGCCCAGGGCGGCAAGCGTGTGATGCATACGAGCCACCATCCCTGTTGGGATGCCAAGAACCGCCATGGTCTGCCGGATGTCCTAGATTTGGATTTTGCCCAGCTTGCCCATGTATTCGGCAAAGGTACCGGACCCAAGGCAGAGTCTCCCATTCAGACGGTGCGCCGCTTGATGGCAGATGCGGACATCACCGAAGAGGAACTGCGGAAGGTCGTCGCCGCCAAGAGCCGCTACGATGCTTCGGTCTCCCTGGACGAATATCCCGATAACTTCCTCACCGGATGGGTGCTGAAATACTGGGATCAGATTATCAATATCATCGCGGCAAGCAGAGTCGCTGAATAAATGGAGGTAAATGAAAATGTACGATAACCGGAATATGTGTATGGACTGGAACGATGCCATCGAGAGCGACGGCCAGGAATATGTCCTCCTGGAAGAGGGTGACTACAACTTCGAGGTGGTGGATTTTGAGCGGGGTCGCTATCCCGGCAGCACCAAGATTCCTGCCTGTAACAAGGCGGCTCTGACCCTGGCGGTTACCACCGAGGACGGCCGCCGTGCAACGGTCAAGTTTGACCTCATCCTGTTCCGCTCCCTGGAATGGCGTATTTCCTCCTTCTTCCGCTGCATCGGTCAGAAGAAGCACGGAGAACGCCTGGTCATGGACTGGAACAAGGTCCTCGGAGCCAGAGGTCGCGCTCGTTTCAAGCCCCGTACCTACATCAATCGTGACGGCGAGGAGCGTCAGACCAACGATGTCGACCGCTTCTACGACTGGGATGACAAGTATTTCCCCGTCCAGACCAATTGGACCACTTTGGATGGTGACGATGACCTTCCCTTCGCATAAGGAGGTCGCCATCCATGATGCAACTCAGACCCTACCAGGCTGAGGCAAAGGATGCGATTTTGCAGGAGTGGCGTGTGGGGCATCAGCGAACATTGCTGGTGCTACCCACAGGCTGCGGCAAAACCGTAGTTTTTGCCAAGGTCACAGAAGAACAGGTCAAAAAGGGCGGTCGAGTCCTCATCATGGCACATCGTGGAGAACTGTTGACCCAGGCGGCAGACAAACTGAAAGCCGCCACGGGGTTGGACAGTGTTCTGGAAAAGGCAGAAAGCACCTGCCTGGGCAGCCCCATTCCTGTGACCATCGGCTCTGTGCAGTCGTTGGCGCAGGAACGGCGGCTTGCCCGTTTTCCCGGCGATTACTTCTCCGACATCATTGTGGACGAGGCTCACCATTGTCTCTCGGACAGCTATCGCCGCATTCTTGACCATTTTCCAAATGCCAATGTGCTGGGTGTGACCGCTACGCCGGATCGCGGCGACATGAAGAATCTGGGCGAGTTTTTTGATAGCCGAGCCTATGAGTACACCATGACCCGCGCCATACGAGAAAAGTACCTTTGCCCGGTAAAGGCACAGCTGATACCCCTGGAACTGGACATTCAGAATGTGGCGGTTTCCGGCGGTGATTTCAAAGCAGACGATGTGGGCAATGCCTTGGAGCCATACCTGGCGCAGATAGCCAGGGAGATGGTTCATTACTGCCGGGACAGAAAAACGGTGGTGTTTTTGCCGCTGATAGCCACATCGCAGCGGTTCTGTCAGCTACTGAATGACTACGGAATGAATGCCGTGGAGGTCAACGGCAACAGCCCGGACCGTGAGCAGATCCTCCGGGATTTTGAAAATGGTCGGTACGATGTGCTTTGCAATTCCATGCTCCTCACCGAAGGGTGGGATTGTCCCTCCGTGGATTGCGTTGTTGTGCTGCGCCCCACAAAAATGCGAGGCTTGTATCAGCAGATGGTGGGCCGTGGAATGCGGCTGCACCCCGGTAAGGAGAACCTGCTGTTATTGGATTTCCTTTGGATGACCGCACGGCATGACCTTTGCCGGCCGTCGGCGCTTATTAGCAAAGACGATGCCATTGCCAAAAAGATAGATGCCAAAATCACCGAGGACGGCATCGACCTCATAGATGCCGAGGAACAGGCAGAAAGAGATATTCTTGCCGAGCGTGAGGAAGCCCTGGCAAAGCAGCTGGCGGAGATGCGGAAGCGCAAACGCCAACTGGTGGACCCGCTCCAATATGCCCTCTCCATTGCGGCAGAGGATTTGGTGGGCTACGTTCCTACCTTCGCTTGGGAGATGGCTCCGCCTTCAGAAAAGCAGCTGGAGTTCCTGGAGCGCAGGGGTATTTTTGCCGAGTCCGTTGAGAACATGGGCAAGGCAAGCCTGCTGATTGACCGCTTGAAACGCCGCCAGGATGAAGGACTCGCCACACCGAAGCAAATACGCTGCCTGGAACGCTACGGTTTCCGGCAGGTTGGCACTTGGCACTTTGAAGATGCAAACAAGCTGATTTCTCGGCTTGCCATGAATAATTGGCGAATTCCCTACGGAATTACAGCCGCCACCTACAGACCATAAATGTGAGGTAACGATATGAGTAATGTTTTACAGGCCCTTGAGGCATTGGATGTCGCCGCCCTGTCATACCAGGAATGGGTGAATGTGGGCATGGCCCTCCATGCCGAGGGTTTTGATTGGTCGGTTTGGGA